ATGTCAAAAAACTTCATAAAACCAGCCCAAAAAAAACAAGATAGCGAAAATATTACCGCGTATGTCACAAAATACGCGCTCACAATCGGCATTTTGGAAGTTGAGGGCGTCGTTTGTCACGGTACGAGCTCTACGATGTTTGAGTGGAAGACTGATGGACACGCCAATACTGCCCACGGCAAGGATTGGCATCGAACGCGCGAACAGGCGCTTGCTCGCGCCGAAGAAATGCGCCAGAAGAAGATTGCTTCATTGAAGAAAAAAATCGAGCAACTGGAAAAACTGAAGTTTTAGATGCAATCGTTAGATATGACTGGAGGTTGGCGATGAGAACGCTTAACGAGAAAGTGGCCGGTTTAATGGAATTCTTCGGCGCGGATAGTGCCGAGGCACAGTCGGCCATCGAGAGTGTTTTGCGGGAGCAGGATCGAGATACCCGACATGCGTGTGCGGAGGCCGTGATCCAGCACGGCGATGCGCCTGCTTTGGAAATGATTGACCGTTGTTATGCGGCCTGCATAAATGCTCGGGCGATATAAATCGACTGCTCAAATAAATTCTCAATTATCTACTATGGAAATCAACCATGGAATTTAGCGTCAATCGAGAAGTTATTTTTCCCGTGCTCAACAAGACCAATAGTCTTGTCAAACATCGCCAGACGCTGCCGGTCCTGGGCAATTTGCTCGTCGTTGCGCGCGAGGGGCGCGTCACCATCACCGGCACCGACCTGGAAGCCGAGATCAAGACCAGCTTCGAGGCCGAGATCAAGCAGGAAGGCGAGGTGACGATCCCGGCGCGCAAGCTGCTCGACATCTGCCGTAACCTGAGCGATGGCGTGGCAATCCGGTTCAAGGTCAAAGACGAGCGCTGCACCGTCACCGCGGGGCGCGGACGGTTTGCGCTGGGCCTGCTGCCAGCGGCCGACTTTCCGACTATGGATCTGGAGGAGGGCGGTTTCGACTTCCAGATCCAGGAGGGCCAACTCAAGCAGCTACTCGAAAAGATCGCTTTTGCCATGGCGCAACAGGATGTCAGGTACTACCTGAACGGCGCTCTGTTTGAACTGGATCCGGCGGCGGGGCTGGTATCAGTGGCGACTGACGGGCATCGGCTGGCCAAGTTCGTCACACCGCTGGATGCGTTAGTCAGCGAAAAGCGGCAAGCGATCATCCCACACAAGGCGGTCATCGAACTCAAACGGCTGCTGGGCACCAGCGACGATCTGGTCGCAATCCGTTTGGGCGAACGCAGCCTGCGCGTGGCGGTCGGCACCATGACGCTGACCTCAAAGCTCATCGATGGCCGCTATCCCGAGTATGAGCGGGTCATCCCTGCCTACAACGGTAGCGCCGTCCTGGCTACGGTCGAAACCAACGAGTTGAAGCGAGCGCTCTCACAAACAGCGATTCTCTCAAAAGGGGAGAAGTATCCTGGCGTTCGTCTGGATTTCGCGCCGGGTGTGCTCAAACTGATGACGCGCACGTCGGAACAAGAGGAAGCCGAAAACGAAATCGACATCGAATATACCGGGGATGCGGTCTCCATTGGCTTCAGCATCGCCTATCTGATTGAGGCGCTTGGAGCCATCGAAGAAAGCAGGGCGGAGATCCGCTTTCAGGACGGCAACGGTAGTGCGGTCTTGCGAGGTCTCGGGGCCGAGCGCGAGACGTTTGTGGTGATGCCGATGCGGTTGTAGTCGCTGAAAAAAAAACGTGTCAGGAGGGGGTATGAGCACGGCGATCAAACCTGGCGACACCTATCGCCATGTTTTGAAACTGAAGGGAAGCACATTAGCCTGCGCTCGCTTCGGTGAACCGGAGTTCGTCGCGGCAACATTTTCGGACGATCTGAGCGAGGACGTTCGGCATCAAATACAAGCCGACATCCTCGCTGGACAAGATTTGCTGGCGATTTTTCACGGTTACAAGCGTGCCGGATTGACGGACGATCTAAAAGGCGCTGCACAGGTCAACTACCCCCGCCTGAAGGCGGGGGCTTGTGAGGCGACTCGCAAGCCGGGTTGACCAGGGACAGCGGTATCCAAGCCGCTCCGTTTGCAACAGGTCGTTGAGACCCACTCCGGGATGCTTCCTCAGTCCCGGACCCTGGAAGGTCGGGATCATGCTGGCGAAAGGCAAAGCGCCGAAGGTTCCGATCGCCGCCGCGAGGCGGGAGCCGGTTGCAGACATTCCCGAGGGGAGCGGGCTGTAAAGCCCCGTCACCAGGCCCGTAAGGGCAGGACTGGAAATGGCTGTATTCGTACTCGACAAACAGAAAAGACCGCTGATGCCGTGCACAGAGAAACGCGCGCGGCTGTTATTGGAGCGCGGACGCGCGGTGGTGGTGCGTCTGGCCCCCTTCACCATTCGGCTGAAAGATCGGATCGGCGGGGCGCTGCAACCGCTGCGTCTGAAGCTCGATCCGGGGAGCAAGACCACGGGTCTGGCCCTCGTGCGCGAATCTGAAATCGTCGATGCGGAAACAGGGGCCGTTGAGCGTCTGGAGCATGGACTGTGGTTTGGGGAACTGGAGCATCGGGGCCAGCAGATCCGGGAGGCCCTGACACTTCGGCGACATTACCGCCGGACGCGCCGGTCTCGAAAGACCCGCTACCGGGCGCCGCGCTTCCTGAATCGCACCCGCCGTGATGGCTGGTTGCCGCCGTCGTTACAGCATCGGCTCGACACCACCGTCAACTGGGTGCAGCGGCTGCGCCGGCTCGCCCCGATCACCGGCCTCAGTCAGGAACTGGTGCGGTTCGATACTCAGGCGCTCCAGAACCCAGAGATCTCCGGTGTGGAGTATCAACAGGGCGAACTGGCCGGTTATGAGGTGCGCGAATATCTGCTGGAGAAGTGGCACCGGAGTTGCGCCTATTGTGGGGCGACGCACGTACCGCTGGAGATTGAGCATATCGTGCCGCGCTCCAGCGGCGGTTCGGATCGGGTCTCAAACCTGACGCTCGCGTGCCAGCCCTGCAATCAACGCAAGGGGAGTCGATCCATCGAGGACTTTCTGCAACGCCAACCGGCGCGCCTGCACCAGATCCAGGCGCAGGCTCAAGCGCCGCTCAAAGACGCCGCCGCCGTCAATGCCACGCGCTGGGCGCTGTTGAACGCGCTCAAAGCTACGGGCCTACCGGTCGAGACCGGCTCGGGCGGGCGCACCAAGTTCAATCGCACGCGCCTGAACCTCCCCAAAACCCACGCCCTCGATGCTGCCTGTGTCGGCGCCGTCGATCACGTGCGCGACTGGAACCGCCCGATCCTGAGCATCCGTGCCACCGGACGCGGCGCTTACAGTCGCACGCGCACGTTCAAAAACGGTTTTCCGCGCGGCTATCTCATGCGCCACAAGCGCGTCCATGGCTTCCAGACCGGCGATTGGGTGCACGCCGAGGTGCCCAAGGGCAAGAAAGCGGGCGTGCATGTCGGGCGCGTGGCGGTGCGCCAAACGGGATCGTTCAACATCCAAGCCCAAGCCGGAACCGTTCAGGGGATTTCCTATCGCCATTGCCGCGTCCTTCAACGGGCCGATGGCTATGGCTACTCATTTCAACCTAAACCAGACACGGAGGAGGCGAGACGGGCGGCCTAACCGCGCTCCGCGCGGTGCGCTATCCCTCCCCGCCCTAAAGGACGGGGTTTCTCGCGCAAGACTGATGAATAGGACGATTTTTGTGGGCGATTTGCATGGAAAATATGAGGTCGCCGAACATATTCTAAAAAACTGTCCGGATGATAAAATCATTTTCGTGGGCGATTACCTGGACAGCTTTGATCGCTCGATTAAAGATCAGGTTAAGACGCTTTTGCTGGTTCTGGACGCCGCCCAAGCTTTCCCTGATCGGGTCATCGGATTGCTGGGAAATCACGAATACAGTTATCTGAATCCGCAGCGCTATAGGTGCTCGGGTTTTAGGAAAGCGATCTGGTATCAGGTCAAGGCGCTGCTGCCGGACATGCGCCGCTATTTGCTTGATGTCTACACAGATCCCGCCTCGGGGGTTGTTGTAACGCACGCAGGCATTACGCAAGTCTGGATCGATAGCATTGAAGCACGCCTGGAAGAAATCCTTGACGAAGAGTCGTTCGGGGCAAGCCAGCCAGACTGGAACATGGTCGGTCAGATCCGTGGCGGAAACGATCGATGTGGCGGGCCGGTCTGGTGCGACTATTGGTCCGAGTTCGAGCCAATTGCAGGCATCAAACAGGTGTTTGGGCACACAGCTTACAGGCCTGTCGGAAAAAAGCGGGGTGTTTTCACAGCTGATGGCGAAAATTTCAACGTCGATTGCCTAGATACTTCAAGCGAAGTGCTTGTTTGGAGTTCGGCAACAGGTTTTTGTTCTGTCGATTATCGAGAATTTTAAGCCGTCAACTACCCCCGCCTGAAGGCGGGGGCTTGTGAGGTGACTCGCAAGCCGGGTTGACCAGGGACAGCGGTGAACATCCGCTCCGTTTGCAACAGGTCGCTAAGACTCACCGGCAGATGCTTCCTCAGTCTGCCGCTCTGAAAGGTCGGGATCATGCTGACGAAAGGTAAAGCGTCGAAGGTTTCGATCGCCGCCGCGAGGCGGGAGCCGGTTGCAGACATTCCCGAGGGGAGCGAGCCGTGAGGCTCCGTCACCAGGCCCGTAAGGGCACAGTTGGGAATAGACCGATGGCTGTATTCGTACTCGACAAACAGAAACGTCCGTTGATGCCATGCACGGAGAAACGCGCGCGGCGGTTACTGGAACGCGGACGCGCGGTGGTGGTGCGTCTGGCCCCGTTCACCATTCGGCTGAAAGACCGCATTGGCGGCGAGACCCAACCGCTGCGCCTGAAGCTCGATCCGGGCAGTCGTGTCACGGGGCTGGCCTTGGTGCGCGAATCTGAGATCGTCGATCTGGACACAGGGGCCGTTGAGCGCCGTGAGCATGGACTGTGGTTTGGGGAACTGGCGCATCGGGGCCAGCAGATCAGCGACGCCTTGACACTTCGGCGTCACTACCGCCGGGCACGCCGGTCTCGGAAGACCCGCTACCGGGCGCCGCGTTTTTTGAATCGCACCCGCCGTGAGGGCTGGTTGCCGCCGTCGTTACAGCATCGGCTCGACACGACGCTCAACTGGGTCGAGCGGCTGCGCCGGATCGCCCCGATCACCGCGCTCAGTCAGGAATTGGTGCGGTTCGACACCCAGGCGCTCCAGAACCCGGAGATCAGCCGGGTCGAATACCAACAGGGCGAACTCGCCGGTTATGAGGTGCGGGAATACCTGCTGGAGAAGTGGCACCGGACCTGTGCCTATTGTGGCGCGACGAACGTGCCGCTGGAGATCGAGCACATCGTTCCACGCGCGCGGGGTGGCTCCGATCGCGTCTCGAATCTGACGCTCGCCTGCCGGCCCTGCAATCAGCGCAAGGGGAGCCGATCCATCGAGGACTTTTTGAAGCGCCAACCGGCGCGGCTGCACCAGATCCAGGCGCAGGCCAAAGCCCCGCTCAAGGACGCCGCCGCCGTCAATGCCACGCGCTGGGCACTGTTCGACGCCCTGAAGGCCACCGGGCTACCCGTCGAGACCGGCTCGGGCGGACGCACCAAGTTCAATCGCACGCGCCTGGACATCCCAAAGACCCATGCGCTCGATGCCGCCTGTGTGGGCCAGGTCGATACCCTGTCCGGTTGGCAATGCCCGGCCCTGGCGATTAAGGCCACCGGACGAGGCTCCTACAGTCGCTCACGCCTGGATCGCTTCGGCTTCCCGCGCGGCTATCTCATGCGCGAAAAGCGCGTCTATGGCTTCCAGACCGGCGATTGGGTGCGCGCCGAGGTGCCCACGGGCAAGAAGGCCGGCGTGCATGTCGGGCGCGTGGCCGTGCGCCAAACGGGATCGTTCAACATCCAGGCCCAGGGCGGAACCGTCCAGGGGATTTCGTACCGCCATTGCCGCGTTCTGCAACGGGCCGACGGCTATGGCTACGCCTTTCAACCTAAACCAGACACGGAGGCAGCGAGACGGGCGGCCTGACCGCGCTCCGCGCGGTGCGCTATCCCTCCCCGTCCTGAAGGACGGGGTTTCTCGCGCAAGACTGATGATGGCCAGGGAGCCTGTCAAATCCTTACCAGACGCATCAAAGGCCGAAAAAGACACATGGCTCGGGGGCGAGCGGTTAGTTCTGGACTATGCTTCGCACTCGATCAAATTCGTCCCGGCTGAGGAATCGGATCGCGGCCTCCGTTTGCCGGCCTGGACTGTGCTGTCAAACGCTGACCGACTCGCTCAGTCGGTAAACAAGGAGATTTCGCTGGAGTCCTCCATGCAGTTTATTTATTCACGATGGAACGGCGAATGGACGAAGCGTTTTAAGAGTTCCGATGTCGATGATTTTATCAAGCTGTGGGAGCATAGTTGCAATCGATTTCGTGAAGCCAGAACAACGGAAACGATTATTGATAATGCTACTGTGAGTGAAGCTCGCCATGCCTTTTTGCGGATTTGTCGTGTTGGTGTTCCAATCTCACAGCAAGATTTTGACAAGGCGATTAGTTGGATGCACAATATTTAATAAAAACACCGATGACCGAGTTATTTCCCATTATTTTTGCGCCACATCAAATAAATTTTAATGTCTGCACAAGAGGTGATTTTTGAATAAATCTGAAAAAAAGCGATCAGGACATGGCGGGCAACGTCAAGGGGCAGGGCGCCCATCCGAAGGTGCTCCAAAACGAATTGTGCCGGTCAGTCTGGACGATGAGCTGATCGAAATTGCCAGGCACCTGGGGCGTGGAATTATCGCCGAGGGCGTTCGCCGGGCGCTTCGTGAGCATCCTGAAGCTCCCTCTAAAATCAATAAACCGTCAACTACCCCCGCCTGAAGGCGGGGGCTTGTGAGGCGACTCGCAAGCCGGGTTGACCAGGGAAAGCGGTATCCAATCCGCTCCGTTTGCAACAGGTCGCTAAGACCCACTCCGGGATGCTTCCTCAGTCCCGGACTCTGGAAGATCGGGATCATGCAGGCGAAAGGTAAAGCGCCGAAGGTTCCGATCGCCGCCGCGAGGCGGGAGCCGGTTGCAGACATTCCCGAGGGGAGCGAGCCGTAAGGCTCCGTCACTAGGCCCGTAAGGGCACGTTTTGGAACAGACCGATGGCGGTATTCGTACTCGACAGACAGAAGACGCCACTGATGCCGTGCACGGAGAAACGCGCGAGGTTGTTACTGGAGCGCGGACGCGCGGTGGTCGTGCGTCTGGCGCCGTTCACCATTCGGCTGAAGGATCGAGTGGGCGGAGCGCTTCAACCACTACGCCTGAAGCTCGATCCGGGCAGCCGCGTCACGGGGCTGGCCATCGTTCGCGAATCCGAGATCGTCGATCCGGACACGGGCGCGGTCGAGCGCCTGGAGCATGGTCTGTGGTTTGGGGAACTGGCGCATCGTGGTCAGGCGATCCGGGAGGCGCTGGAGCAACGGCGACATTACCGCCGGGCGCGCCGCGCTCGCAAGACCCACTACCGGGCAGCGCGCTTCCTGAATCGCACCCGTCGTGCGGGCTGGTTGCCGCCGTCGTTACAGCATCGGCTCGACACGACGCTCAACTGGGTCGAGCGGCTGCGCCGGATCGCCCCGATCACCATGCTCAGTCAGGAATTGGTGCGGTTCGACACCCAGGCGCTCCAGAACCCGGAGATCAGCCGGGTCGAATACCAACAGGGCGAACTGGCCGGTTATGAGGTGCGGGAATACCTGCTGGAGAAGTGGCACCGGACCTGTGCCTACTGTGGCGCGACGAACGTGCCGCTGGAGATCGAGCATATCCACCCCAAGAGCCGGGGCGGTTCGGATCGGGTCTCGAATCTGACGCTCGCCTGCCGCCCCTGCAATCAGCGCAAGGGGAACCGACCCATCGAGGACTTTCTGCAACGCCAACCGGCGCTCCTGCACCAAATCCAGGCGCAGGCCAAAGCGCCGCTGAAGGACGCTGCCGCTGTCAATGCGACGCGCTGGGCGCTGTTTGCAGCCCTGACCGCGACAGGGCTTCCCGTCGAGACCGGCTCGGGCGGACGGACCAAGTTTAATCGCACGCGCCTGGACCTCCCCAAAACCCATGCCCTTGATGCCGCCTGCGTCGGGGCCGTCGATCAGATCCGGGGCTGGAACCGCCCGGTCCTGGCCATCCGCGCCACCGGACGCGGCGCTTACAGCCGCACGCGCACGTTCAAAAACGGCTTCCCGCGCGGCTATCTCATGCGCGAAAAGCGCGTCCATGGCTTCCAGACCGGCGATTGGGTGCGCGCCGAGGTGCCCACGGGCAAGAAAGCCGGCGTGCATGTCGGGCGCGTGGCCGTGCGCCAAACGGGATCGTTCAACATCCAGGCCCAGGGCGGAACCGTTCAGGGGATTTCTTACCGCCATTGCCGCGTCCTGCAACGGGCCGACGGCTATGGCTACGCCTTTCAACCTAAACCAGACACGGAGGAAGCGAGACGGGCGGCCTGACGGCGCTACGCGCCGCGCGCTATCCCTCCCCGTCCTTTAGGGCGGGGTTTCTCGCGCAAGACTGATGAAGCAGGAAGAAAATAACAGATAGTTGAGATTATCTGAGACTTTTCGGAGCGGAAACAGCCGCCTGCATCGGTGTGCGATCTGTATTGAGAAGCGAAATTTTCTGTTGACTCCATCTTGAATATATATATAATCTTTATATCGCCCAAATACTACACCAGGGCAGACCAGGATACAAATCAACAAAGGCCTAGCGTTGAGTGGTCTCTGTTAATTGTGGGGTTTTGAGATGAAACAGCGAACTCTAAAAGAGTGGAATGCAAAAGGTAGGTGTGTAAAGAAGGGGAGTAAAGCCGTCGGGTTTGATAATTCCGGGGTTGCGCTATTCACGAAAGCCCAGACAGAAAAGAGGGTTATGAGGTCATACGAGGGTGGCACAAACTACAACCAAGGCTCTTATTATTTTGGCGGGGATGATCCAGATCAGATGGATTATGACCTTGGATTGTGTGGGCAGGTATAGTGTAAACTGGTGCGAGACGCACAAAGGTAAGCTAAAAGAAATTTTGGCTATCAGTGAAGGTCACAAAGAATAGGAGAGAATAATGCAACAAGATTTTTCTGCTGAAAACTCAATCATCCGAACGGACGGAAAAAGATCAGTCAAAGTATCCTCTGATCGTTACGGAGGTGTGGATTTATCTTTCTGCTGTAATGGGTTCCAGTCAGTTACCGTGACGGTGGATGAAGACATGCTGCCATGGATTGCAGGCTCCATTGCGGAGTTTCGTCAAAACGAGTCGGATCTGTTGAAAGCGCTGCGCGATGCAGAACGAAACCTGCGTTGTGCCTGGGAGATGCTGTCCGCGATAGCGGATAATGATCCGAGCGCCGATCGTGCCAAAGCGGCAGAACGCGCTCGCATCGGATGGATAGAGGTCACTGAGGCGATCAACAAGGCAACAGGGGAAAGTTAAACGCACTAAATTGCCGGGTCATCCCTTCTAGATTGATGTCACTTTCAACGCGAGGGCTAGACAAAGTGGAAAACTTCATTGACGATTTGATTGACCTGAACAACAACAATAACTACGGCGGCGCACGCGCTCATGAGCGTTTTTCTGTGGCGCACGTTCGAGCGAAAATCGAAGGGTTGGGCGGGACGGTCGTTCTCGATTGCGTCGATTTTGGTGGAGATCGCGTAATCCTGTTTTCCAAGGAACGGCATTATCCGGATGCTCTCGACGAGAATAGCTATTGCGTGGCTCAGATCACGGCAGACGGATCCCTCACGGGCATCGAGCGTGGCACGTTCGACGAGTGCTTTGCTTGCTTTGTCGAGTGGAACCGGGCAGAGGTAGCACAACCGGAGGTTTATTATGAGTAAGCGTTTTACATGGGGCCGTGTGCTTGATCGATTTGAGTATAATTTCGATGGGCGCACAATGGAAGTGATAAAGTATCATCCATGGAAGCAAGACGAATGTACCTTGCTTACTGGGGATCCCGATGAATCGGTGATAAATTATCATTGCGAGGAATTGCACGAATCGACTGAATCGCTGGAATATCTCGTGCTGTTGTGGATTGCACGTAAAAGCATTGGTCCGAATCAACATGCGCTTGTTCGTGGCATTGCAAAAGCGCTCGATCTCTATAAGGAATAACAATGGCCGGATTTTTTGTTGAGGCGAAAGATCCTAAGACGGATATCTGGACGAAAATTTGCGAACCTCAAAAGACAAAAGATCGGGCTAAACGCTTTGCCAAAAAGCATCTTGATCAATGGTCTTCCTGGGATCAGAAAGCGGCTGACACAGCAAAATTCCGTCTTTGCATTGACGACCCCAGGCACACCATAGAACAAGTGGCGTTTCCCCCGCACAAAAAACGCATGCGTTGGGTCGATGCTACTTGGGATATGTGCTGATTCCGACGGCTGCACGGTCGTAGCCGCTATCCCTCCCCGCCCTGAAGGACGGGGCTTCTCGCGGAGGAACTGATGAGCTTAAGAGACGACATTATTCGTTTGGCGCAGGAGTTGGAACAGGAACAGTCGGCCGCATTCCAGTTATGGTCCTGGCTACCATCCTGCAAAGCCGCCGAACGCGCCCATGGCGATTATGCCAGCGAACACCAACCAAGCTTGGCTGACATCATGCGTGAGGCGTCTATGTTCATTTCCCATGGACTGAAACCAACTCCTCAACAAATTGAGGAAGCGGGTAACTACTACAAGTGTCCGTGTGGGGAGTGTGGCGAGTCTTAGGGGCTTTGAAAAAAACTGGTCTAATAGCGGAGGCATAAATGGAAATCGACGTTAATGTGTCGATTATCGGGTCCGGGGAGGGGGTGGTCTTGGAGGTTCGGGACGCCCTGTCCAGATGTCGGATCGTGCGGATCGAGATGAGCCACGAGAAGTTCTGCCAGATGGTTATGCGCAACATGGCCGGGGAGCCTTGTGTGGCTGCGGTGGGCGACCTGAGCAAGGTCGGCAAGCGTAAGATCAACGACACCCTGACGTTCGAGTTGCCGGGCACGGCGAGTATCAGTAGCCGAAAGGCTGTTGCCATGCAGTGTGCCAAGGAGGGCTAGAACAAGCAGTCGCGTCATGAGCCGCCATTTCGCTCAAATCAGCGCTAATCGGGTGTTCATGTTGAGTTCGAACCGACCATAGGGGTTGACGTGCTCCCAGATCAGGGGCGTCAGTGCTGCATAGTCGCGCGGAGTCAGTCGGCCCTGCCATTGCGGTTGAGCAAGCACGCGCTGGATCATCAGCGTGTTGATATAGACCATGCAGTTCTGGATCAGGTGCAGGGCTAACATGCTGATCTCATGGTCCTCACGACGGTTGCTGGCCATCTCGCCACGACGGGCGAAGAAGACGAAGTCCGTGGCCCCGTTCCACTGCTCGACCACGTTGAGGCCCTCGTGGATCTCCCGGCGCAGATCCGGCGAGTGCAGATAGCGGCAGAGGAAAATCGTCTTGATCGCCTTGCCGAGCTCGGCCAGCGCCTTGTAAGTCGGGTGTTGGACATTGTTTCTGGTGAAGCGGCGCAGAATCGACTCCGTGTCGGCGGTTCCCAAGCGCAGCGCCGTCGTGTACTTGATCATCTGGTCGTACTGCTGGCGGATCAGCGCCCAGTCGATCGGTCGGGTCAGAATCGGTTGCAGTTGGGCATAGGCGTCCGGCTGACCGGTCTTTGGCCGGTAGAGCTTCTGCGCATGGATCGCCTTCAGTCGTGGCAGTAGCTCAAAGCCCAGCAGGCGGCAGAAAGCAAACGCTATCGTACTCTGACCATGCGAATCGACGTACTGGCGATCGATGTCCATCTCGGTGCAATGGTGGATCACGCCTTCGATCATCGACGCCACCTCCGAGGAGGACGGTGACTTGAGCTGGCTGTGGATACAGAGCGAATGGCGCTCGACATGCCAGTAGATCATCACGCCCCGTCCGCCGTAGCGAACATGCCATTGCGTCATCAGGTTCTGGTCCCAAGCGCCGAAATGCTTGGAATCGGAGGCACAGGCGGTCGTGCCGCTCCCCCAGATGGCGGGATCACGGGCGTGCAGGGTACCGTCAGCCACGATGGCGATGGCTCGACGCAGCGCCTCGACACTGAGGTAGCGCCGGCGCACATAGGCCAAGTCACGCGACGTTGCTCCGGAATCCAACCCGGCCATGCGCTGCAAACCGGCATTGGTGCCCAGACCGTGCAGACACAGCAGCAGACGTGGCCGTAACACCGCGCGTTCCATCGTCTCGTAGGAGGTCGGACTGCGCAGCACCTCGGTGAAGTTCAGCCGTAGATCGGCTTCCTTCACCATGTCGAGCAGGCTGGTCATCGGCCAGGTCGCATTGAGCTCGGCTTTGAGGGCGGTCAGGTTGGGCGGCTCGGGCTGCGCCTCCAACGGTGTCAGCGTAATCCAGCCACCGCCCTTGTCGCTCAACCGCACGCCGCGATTCCTCTTCAGTCCGGCCTCGAACGTCGTCAGCGCCTCATCCATCTCGGCCTGGCTGTCAGCGATGAAGCGCTCTACCTCCAGTGGCAGCTTCAGGGCCTGATAGTAGCCCATCCGATTGGTTTCGAAGTCGGTCGGCAGATCGTCATCGGGATTGCCGTAGCGGTTCGCGCCGACGACCCAGAGCTCTTTGCAGCGCAAGCGCTCGCGCAGGGCCTCCAGCACAGCAATCTCGTAGGTGAGGCGGTTGACGCGCTCCTGGCCGGCGGCATCCGTTTCGATCACGGCGTCGCGCCATAGGCCGCGCACCACGCCGTCAAGCGGAACCGTTTCAGTGGCCGGGAAGGTATGCACTTTGGTGGTGGCGAAGCGCTTGACCAGATCGAGCGCCTCCATCACCGGTTGGTGACGCGCGTTGTTGGAACGAAACTCCAGTGCGGCCAGCAACGTGGGCACCATGCGCCGATAATGCCCTCGGTAGGAATTGCGGATGACCGCGCGCAGCGTGACGCGATACGTTGGACCCGTGGCTTTCCACTCCTTGACCAGATCCTGCAAGGTCTGCTCGCCGACGACGGGGAAGACGACGTCGCGCACCACGCCATCTGGCTGGGCCAACGCGGCATCGGCCAGCTCGAACAGCAGGTTTTGCTTGCCGGAGACCCGTTTGAGGTCTTCCAGCAGTTCCCGATCGACCTTGCGCTCGGCGCGTGCACCGATCTTGTGGATGGTCTCGATCAAGATGTCCACGAGGTCGTCCGTCAGGCGGCGGGCGCGTTGGTGGACAAAGGCCGCCAGCCAGGTGAGCCGCGCCGGCTCGGGGTGCCGACGCAGGTCGCGGGGCACTTCGACCGAGACACGCTGCCGGGAGCGCTCCAGGTCTCGCGACGATACCCCGTCGAACAGGCCAGTGGGTAGATCGATGCGGCGAAGACACTCCAGCTTCGCCAGCGCCTCCTGGAGGCTGGCCAGACTCGGGCGGCCAGGATCCTCACGCAGTCTCACCAACAGCGCCGGCGCGTGGTCCGTCGCCGCCGCTCCATCACCCGTGACATCGGCAGCCGTGTCGGTCTTGTCGGGGTGCAGTAAGGCCTCCAAGCGCTCGCGCGTGGCCGGTGAGAGCCGCTCATAGACGCGGGTGTGGAAGCGCTCTTCGTGAGCACGCCAGGCACTGCGCGCGATCCGCTCCATCCGCTCCGGTGTTGGCGGCTCAATAGCGAGCTCGCGGCAGCGCACTTCAAGCTGCTCAAGCATCGGTTCGAGTTCACCGCCCACCTCGGCAGCAACATGATCCCGTAGCCAGATCAGCAACAGCTCGGCATCGGCCACCGTGGCCTCGCGGACGCCGAAGCGTGCGCGGATCTCGGCACGCAACCGCTCGGCCGTGCGTCCGGTGAGCAAGATGTCGTCCGCCATCGGTGTCGGGAGATCCAGTTGACGGCTGAGGGCAGCGATTGTGGACGCTGCAATCTCGCTGGGATCGCGTGGGAACCGGCTCCGCTCGCGGAAAAACGTCAGCAGGACGGCAAAACCCAACCGACTTGCCCGGTGCTTGGTCATCACCAGTGCCAGTTCGGCGGGTGTCAACAGACATGGCTCGTCGAGCCGCTCGGAATCTGTCACGTCGGCACGTCTGGCGGCAAGGACGGTGAAGGCCAGCCCGTCCGTGCCAGCGTCTCAATCAAGGTTGTGCGCTTGACGCCAAAGTTGCGGCACACCGCCGCTTTCGACATGCCGCCGTCCAAGGCCGCGATAATCGCCTCCAGCTTCTCACCGGTGATCGCCGGTGGACGACCGCCGATGCGACCCCGTCGCCGAGCGGCCGCCAAACCGGCCACGACACGCTCCTGAGCCAACGCACGCTCATACTGCGCAAGGGCGCCGAACACATGAAACAGCAGCTCACCGGAGGCGGTGGTGGTGTCCATCCCCTCCGTCAACGAGCGAAACGCGACGTGTTTCTCTTTGAGGGCGTTGACGATGGCCAGCAGGTGGGAGAGCGAGCGGCCGAGTCGATCCAGTTTCCAGACGACCAAGACGTCGCCGGCGCGCACAAACGCGAGCGCCTGAGCCAGGCCCAGACGGTCGTCCTTCGCGCCGGAGGCGTGATCCTCGAACAGATGCCGGGCATCGACGCCGGCGGCCAGCAGGGCATCGCGTTGCAGGTCCGTGCTCTGTCGGTCGCCGTCCGATGACACGCGCATATAGCCAACCAACATGAACGGATAACCTGCAAGAAGTGGTTTCCGTATGCTCCCACAAAACGACAGTGGTTTCCGCACATTTTTGCAGGCATCGCCGAGGCGATTCCAGTGTCGTTTTCAGAAGACGGCTGCACTGAACGTCAGAAGCCGACTGCACTATAGCAGCGGAGGGGTTGGATCCATCAGGCAACGACGGGCTGCTGCCGGCCATCAGCGGACGCAGGGAGGACTTTCCGCAACCGGCCGTTCGATGCGGCACCGATGGCCTTCGCGCAGGGGTAGTGAATCCGCCAGGATTGACTTGCGCTGCCCTACCTCTCACTAGTGAGGGGCGGCAGCGCATCAAGCGGTGAGCGCACTCCGGCACCGCCAACTTTCAGCACATGCGTGTAAATCATCGTCGTAGAGACGTCGGAATGGCCGAGCAGATCCTGCACGGTTCGAATGTCGTAACCGCTGCGGAGCAAGGCCGTCGCGAACGAGTGGCGGAGGGTGTGCGGTGTGGCGGGCTTCGTGATGCCTGCTTGTTCTACGGCACGTTTGAAGGCGCGCTGAAAGGTCTGGTCATACATGTGATGGCGACGCACGACACCGCTCCGTGGATCGGTCGAATGCGTGTGCTGCGCAAAAACCCAGAACCACGGCCAGGAATGCCCGGCGCGCGGATACTTCCGCTCAAGGGCGTCGGGAAGCGCAACGCCGCTGCGGCCCTCGGCCTGGTCCTTCAGCCACCATGCCCGTGCACGCGACAGCTGCTCGCGCAGGCTGGGTGCCAAGCTCTCGGGTAACATCAAGGCCCGATCCTTGGAGCCCTTGCCCTCCCGCACGATGATCGTGCCGTGATCGAAATCCAGATCCTTGACCCGCAGTTGCAAACCCTCACTGATCCGCATGCCCGTTCCATACAGAAGCTGGGCGAACAAACGATGCTCGCCTTCCAGAAAACCGAGGATGCGAACCACTTCATCCGGGGTCAGCACCACCGGCAAGCGCCGCGACGGCCGAGGTCTTCCGATCTCCTGAAGCCAGGGCAGATCCGTGCACAGCACCTTGCCGTAGAAGAACAGCAAGGCCGCCAATGCCTGACGATGCGTGGAGACCGAAACCTTGCGCTCGTTCGCCAGCCAGGACAGAAATGCCTCGACTTCGCTGCTGCCCAAGGTTGCCGGGTGACGCACACCGTGGAAACGGATGAAGGCACGAACCCAGTGGACATAAGCCTGTTCGGTTCGTAAACTGTAATGCAAGTAGCGTATGCGCTCACGCAACTGGTCCAGAACCTTGACCGAACGCAGCGGTGGTAACGGCGCAGTGGCGGTTTTCAT